GAAGCAAAGGACGGTACAAAGAGATATATCACCGAGATAGTGGCAAGCGAAGTACAGTTTTTAGACAGGGCGAAGGATGAGCAACAGCCATTCGTAGAGATCAACCAGCCCGATGATTTACCCTTTTGAGGTGCGATATGACACTATACGCAATCAAAATCAATGGCGGATATTTTAGGGAGTATGTATACGCCGACCGGAATAAAAAGGGCAGGCATGGCGGGCATACATCATTCGGAGCATTGATAAGAGATGGTGATATCATCGACATTGTGACAACCAAAGAGCCGGAACGCACGGAAACAAGGCGAAGTGTAGGTAACACACTAGCAACTATACTACAAATCGACAAATACAAGGGTACAAAGATTGAGATTGTGCCTGTGGAGGGGAATAAAGAATGACATATGAAGAAGTAAAAGCAATTCGTAAGAATCCGACTGCTGAAGCATGCGACATAAAAGAGCTGCAAAGGTTGATTGACATAGCTATTAATAAACAAATACCGAAACCGCCGAAATTTGCAGGAGGGAGATATGTTTGTAAGTGTGGTTGGGACATATATAGGGATAAACAACCGTACTGCCTGATGTGCGGGCAAGCAATGGATTGGGAGGGGATTTAATGCTAGAACAATACCTTGCAAGAGCAATCATCCGTCACCTAGACGGAGATAAGGAACAATTTGAACAGCTTGTATCCAAAGCTATAGGCATACACAAAGGAGTATACGGCGAGGGTAGACACTTGTATGTGCCGATAAGGGAGATAATTGAAGCGAAGGGGGCATGAGATTGTACCGAGAAACATTATCAAGAAGCGGATTTCAATTTACAGAAAAAATCCTATATGAACGCAAAACTTACGATACCGCAATCAAAAAGTTAGAAGCAGAATTAAATGATACACTTGAAGAAATCACCGAATTGCAAGCTGCAGCACTAAACGATATGCCGCGCGGCACAGGTAAAAACTCTCCTACCGAAAGCTATGTGTTAAAGAGGGACAATCTACAAATCAAGTATCTAAAAAACAGAATTGATGAAATGAAGCGACACCAGCAGGCGATAGAGAAAGCTATGGTCTATATGACGGATACGGAAAAATTACTAATCAAGCTAATGTACGACCGAGAAAAAACACCAAAGCAGTGTATGCGAGAAATGCACGTGGCGAAAACAACCTGGTACGAAATGCGAAGGAAAATAGTATACAAAATTGCTAGTCACCTGGGGATTTATTAGGGGGTGCGATATGAACGAGGAAAGGCTGGCTGCTGCAATAATCGAACAAGCTGCGGATGACATGGGTAAAGCATTAAGACGGATGCAAGTGATCGAAAGAAAGATGAAATACCTTAGACAAAATCTATACGACGCAGGGGCAGAGATACAACTGGAACTGCTGGAAGATGATTTTAGAAAGTCGAAAGCGGAATACCAGGAAGTAGAAAAATACATAATGAGCGAAGTGTGTGAGGGGCATTGTGGATTAGCAGGAATAGATCATGACGCATTGAAGCACGGTATCGAAAAATTAATGAAGTGACCGGGGAACCGGTCTTTTTTTATGCAAAAGAAAAGAGCCTTTCGGCTCATATCTGCTGTAGTTGGTAGGATAACAGATATTTATATATCTTATCGCTTTCCTTTATACGCCATATACAGCGGTCGAGGGATGGGGTTTCGTTGTTGTAGAGTTCCTGCCAGTAGGTAAAGATCGCTTGATAGATTTCTTGATTAGTCATGTTTGAACCTTCTTTCTATAATCTTTGTATGGTGTGTTTTTGTCTATCATCCAATTTCTGCCCATTTTAATCGCTTCTAAATTACCCCTTAATATTTTCTGTCTTACCGTGTCTGCTTTTACTCCATGTTGTTCGGCGTACTCTTTTATAGGTATCAGGTCGCTTGTAAGGATATACTTCGCTTCGTTGCTTTCGGTTCTTTCGCTTACTCTTTTTAGATACATAAAGGATTGAAACGGATTAAATCTTTCTGTTACATGCATCCCAGCTTCGCCTATGAATGTTTCGCCTTGATAATAAGACAAGTGTGGAATAGGTTTTTGATGTTCAACAGCTTTACAGGTTTCGATTGGCGCTCTCATTGCTTTAAATGCCTCATCTGCCTTGGAATGCAACAAACCTTCTTCTTTTATGGTCAACTCCTTGTAAGCACAATCGTGTTCAAAAAATATGTCCCCATTGTTCGCTACATAGATTTTTTTGATTTCCATTTTTGTTCCTCCTTATTTATAAAATTTCATTTCAGCTCTCCAAAGCTGATGTACCGTGTTGTAATCTTCGTCAGATATTGTCCTTCTGTCGTCGTTTTCTTCTTCAAGCCATTTTGTGCAGGATTTCGGCACCCAATAAGTCATACAAAATGCTGTATCTCCTACAAATACGTTATAGGCTTTTTCGGTTTCTTTAAGGATGGCGAACACTGTTGTTGACTGTACGTTTTTCCCTAATTCATTCATTTTCTTTTCGTGGAACCAATCTTTAACAACCAGTCTTTTTTCTCTCATTTCGTTGACCTCCTTAACTTATTGATTATATAATACTACGTTATCGTCGTAATGTCAATAGTATTTTATGAAGTTTTTAATAAATTATCCAAAGAATCGTTCGCCTTTATTCGACAAAACAAACAAATAAACAAAAATCCGGACTATTCCCGGAAAAACGCTTATTAACATGGGGAAAACCCTATGATATTATTAAGATGGATAAAAAGATAAATCATTGATACCCCCAAATAGCCGGCGAAAGCTGGCTTTTCTTTTTGAATAAACGCTATCGAGGGCAGAAATGGTTCCTGCCACACCTTAGGGTACCTGAGATGATGGATACACCGACCATCCGATAGCGATCAGGCCAGTACCGTTCCGACGGGCTGGCTTTTCTTATGCAAAAATATGGATGCTGACCGGGGGACACCCTGGCTGGAGGGAAAGTATGTGCCAAAAAGGACGGCAGGGGAGGGAGCCAGGTACATAACAGGGGGTGCTAGTATGAAAGACAGGCTTGACATTATCAAAAGTGCGCTAAGGGAATTGCAAACCGAAACCATGCACATAAAATCGGCAAAAGATGAGCTGTACTGGGTAGACCACTATATAGAAAATGCTTTGGTAGAGTTGCGAAGGGCAGAAAAGAGGTTAGGGGATAAAAAGTGATATACACAGCAGGATCATACAGGTGCTTCCTTACACACGCAGGGGCGCTACTACAAAACACTATCTTGTCACACACATGCGACATGCCGACAAAAGACCTGAAAAGGGGGTAAGCAAGTGCAAATAGCATACATAGCAGGGCCATATAGGGCCAAAACGAAACTGGGCGTAATCCGCAACATCTTGAAGGCCCGCAAAATAGCCAAAAAATACTGGGCACTAGGCTATACAGTTTTTTGCCCGCACCTCAACAGCGCGCTTATGGACGGCATAGCGCCGGATGAGGTTTTTTTGAAAGGAGACTTAGAGTTTTTGCAGTATGCCGATATTTTGGTTGTCATACCGGGATGGGAGCGGTCAACAGGCACGCTTGCAGAGATAGAGTTTGCAAAGATAAAGGGAAAACCGATGGTTTTCGAGGGGTGATTGAGTGAAATGGCAGGACAGGGCGGTACAGCTGCGGGAAGATCACAGCTGGACAGAAACGTATAGGCGGATACGCAGGGAGTATCCTGAAATAGAGCTGACAGATGGACAGATACGGGATGCGGTACGATATAGAACAAGAAACAAACAAAAGCCGCAGGCGCAGATCAACATACACGAAACCTTAAAGAAGTTGTTGCAAAAAGAACAACAACTGAAAACGTTAGCAGAAGCTACAAAGCATTCCGAACGGATGGTACTGGCAGCCATAGAGGACTTGAAAGAAGAAGGCATACAGATAATCGAACAGAACGGCAAGTATCAAATCTGCAAAGATATTGTACCACAGGAGAACCACTTTGAAGTTGATTGGAGGGGCGACAGGATAATCCGCTTTGGACTGATGGGTGATCCGCAACTCAATTCGAAGTATTGCCAAATAACTCATTTACACGATTATTACGACATCTGCGAAAGGGAAGGAATAAAGACAGTATACAACACCGGCGACATTGACGAAGGCGAAGAAATGCGAATGGGGCATAAGTATGAATGCTACAACCAAGGCGCAGACGACCATGTGGAGGAAATTGTCAAGAACTATCCAAAGAGGGATGGAATTGTAACGGAATTCATTACTGGGAATCATGACCACAGCCTTATCAAAAGGGCAGGACTAGACATAGGTAGAGCGATAGAAAAAGAGCGACCTGATATGAAATACTTGGGCATGAGTGCAGCCACCATTAACCTCACGCCAAATTGTACATTGGAATTAAGACATCCGATTGATGGGACTGCCTACGCTATAAGCTACAAAACACAAAAAATGATCGATGCTATGCAGGGTGGTGAGAAACCCAACATATTAGCAATAGGGCACTACCACAAGGCAGAGTACCTATTCTACAGAAACGTACATGTATATCAGACAGGATGCTTCCAGGCCCAAACGAACTGGATGAAGGGCAAGCAGATCGCTGTAATGGTAGGCGGGTGGATAGTAGAAATACATGTCGATGATGATGGCACTATCACACGATGCAAAGGTGAGTTTATACCGTATTATCGCATGATCAAGGATGATTGGAAGGATTGGAGATAACAAAGGGAGGTGAGCCAGATGGCAAAAGGAAAATACCATGAGTGGATAGAGCCGGATGGCTTGCTGAAGCTGGGGGCATGGGCGAGGGATGGATTGGTAGACGAACAAATAGCAGAGAACATGGGCATCCATCCATCTACACTATACGAATGGAAGAAGAAATACCCCGAGATAAGCGAGGCCTTAAAAAAGGGAAAAGAAGTAGTTGACATTCAAGTAGAAAACGCTCTACTGAAAAGGGCTATGGGGTACACATACGAAGAAGTGACAAAAGAGAGAACCCCTATAAGGTACGAGGATGGGAAGCCTGTAGAGTGGGAGCTGAAGGTAACTAAAAAAATACTAAAGGAAGTCCAGCCCGATGTAACCGCTCAAATCTTTTGGTTAAAGAACCGGAAACCAGTTGAGTGGAGAGATAAGCAGGAAATTGATATAGCCGGCAAAGACGGAAAACCCTTTGAAGTGAATATCAAAGTAGTTGATTGACATGGACATAGAAGTCACGAAAAAGCAATTACAGTTTATACAAGCAGACGCAGACGAAGTTTTATATGGTGGTGCGGCTGGTGGCGGTAAGTCATACGGACAGCTGATTGACGCTTTCCTATTCGCAATCAAATACCAGGGGAGCAAACAACTCATCCTACGAAATACCTTCCCCGAATTGCAAAGATCACTTGTATTGGTATCTGTCACAATCTACCCAACCAGCGTAGCAAGCTACAACCAATCCCGGTATGTATGGCAGTTTATCAACGGGAGCCGGATAGAGTTTGGATACCTTGAGAGTGACAAAGACGTACAAAAATACCAATCAGCAGAGTATGACGTGATCCGGTTTGATGAGCTGACCCACTTTACAGAGTTTCAGTATACCTACATGATATCAAGGATAAGGGGAGCCAACGACTTCCCCAAGCAGATCAAAAGCAGTACCAACCCCGGCAACAGAGGACACAGCTGGGTAAAGGCCCGGTTTATAGACCCAGTGCCCCCGGAAACCGTCTATACAGACACAAACGGGCGGACAAGGATATTTATACCGGCAAAGGTGCAGGACAATAAGTTTTTGATTGACGCAGACCCGGATTATATTAAGCGACTAGATCAACTACCAGAAGACCAACGCAGGGCATTAAGAGATGGTGATTGGGATACATTCGAGGGGCAATACTTTCCCGAATTTAATCGAGATATACATGTTATCGAA